TTTAGCAGACGAGGTGGATACAATTGCAGACACGACTGGGTGGCAGTATGAGAATATTTGACATTCCAAAAGTCAGCAACAGGTTTATGAAGTCTGTGGCACAAAGGGGCATAGATCTTATTATTCAAGACGCAAGCAAAGGGATCTTTCAAAAAGATAGCACACAATACAAAAAATTTCCATATAGTTCGGGCTATAAAAAATATAAAGCGAACAGTATGAACAGATTTTCAGACGGGGCTAAGCTTAAAGGGTTTGCTAATCAGTCAACTGATACAACCACAAGCTATAAAAATATGCGACTGACTGGAAGAACATTAAGAGGTATGAGAGCAGGATCAAGAAAAAATACTGGAATTATTACTTATGATAGAGGGGAAATAGTTTTAGGCAATCGAGAAACTGACATATACAACTTGAGGACTATCAACAGAAACAAAATTATGAATAAGGTTGAAAGATTGTATGCTCAAAAGATTAGAAAGTATGCAAGAAAAACCATAACTATAAAATAAGGGGACAGTATGTCAGAAGATGTAAAAGCGGTTGAACAAGAAGCAGTAGTAGAAAGTCAGCCAAAGGAAGAAACTAACAATGAAGTCGGTGGCTTAATTGCAGAAAGTAAAAAGTACCGAACAAGAGCTCAAACAGCAGAAGCTGAGTTAAAGCAACTCAAAGAGGATCTTAAACTTCAAGAACAAAAACAACTTGAGGAAAAAGAGGAATTCAAATCTTTGTATGAAAATGTAAAAGCAGAAAATGAACAATTGAAACCAGTTGTTGAAAAGTTTGAAATACAAGAAAAACAAAGACGAGAACATTTGCTGTCTCAACTTTCAGATGAAGAACAGGAAATTTATGTAGATCTCCCAACGATGAAGTTGGAAAAGCACATTGAAAGATTGAGTAAAAAGAAAGTGCAAGTATCAGATGCCAAAGAAGTTGTATCAAGTGGCAAGTTTGCTACGAATGCAAAGTTTGCTGATATAACTGAAGAAGATCGTAAAAAAATGAAAAGAGATCCGAAGCTTTGGAATCAGATATTAGAGGGCTATAGTAAAAACTAATATAACATATAAAGGGGCTTAAAAATGGCTAATGTGACGACTACAAAAGTCGATGTTTTTCTTGGGGAAATGTGGTCTGATGCAGTTTTAGAATTTGCTCAAAAAAGAATGCAATTGAGAAATCAAATTACAGACTTTTCAGCACTTGCTACTGGTGTAGACAGAATCAATATTCCACAAGTAAAAGAAGACACTAAAAGAGATAAGAGTGCAGACTCAGCTGTCACCTATGACGCAAATACTGACACTTCAAGAACAATTCCACTAGATCAACATATCTACGAAGCAAAAAGAATTGAGGACATTGCCAATGTGCAATCAAATCAGTCTTTATTCGAAGTTTATGCTAGTTCTATGGGTTATTCTTTAGCAAAAGGTGTAGAAGCATATATTGCTGGTAAACTTCAAGGACACACACAAAACTTAATTACACTTGCAACTGATGATATCATCTTGCCAGCTGAATTAAGAAGCGGACTTGAACTATTACTAGATCAAAACTATGACTACACAGACGGAGATACTTTCTTCTATGCAAATCCAAAAGCTTACATGGGCTTAATGGGACAGGGCGATTTTACTGAATCACAAAAAAGAGGTGATGCTGTAAACCCAATCGTCTCAGGAAATGTAATGGAAATATATGGTATGCCTGTATATCCTTCAACAGACTGGTCTGAGGGCGGAGTAAATATATCAGGTACTGTATTCAAGAGAGAATCTGTTTACTATGCTGAGCAATTTGGCGTAAGAAGTCAAAGTGCATATGACATTGATCATCTAGCAACTTCTGTTGTGGTTGATATGTTGTTTGGTGCAACATTATCACACCCAGAGGAAAATGCATTAGGTGGGATCGTCAACTTCAAGAATGCTTCATAAGCATAATTGAAAATCGACTAAATATGGGGCTATTTTCGGATAGCCCTATATTATCATTAAAAAAGAATTTGAAAGGGATCTAAATGCCAATATACGAATATAAATGCGAATGTGGTAAAGAGTTTGAAACACATCAGCCAATTAAAGACGAAAAGTTTAAAGATTGTTCAGAAATTGGATACTTTGAATGCGATAAACCTAATAAACTACAAAGATTAGTCAGCAAACCAACTCTTTTAAAATTAGGACATTTATCTGATAAAAAACTCAGAGAAGAGCTTGGAGATAATATTGATTCATGAGTAGTAATACTAACATAGGAAATACAGCCGTAAATCAGGGCTTTGTTCAGCTTATACACACTGGAGAAACAGGTGGTATAGATACTACTTTGAGAACTTTATTTGACGGGGACGGAACAGCTTCCGACTTGCAGATTGCAAGCAATAAAGTAAAAATATCTACTGAATTATTTATCGGGGCTAAAACTCTTACTGAGTTTATTCAAGATACAGTGGGGACAATGTTTACAACAGGTAATTCATTGACAAATATTTCTGTGTCTTATGATGATGCTAATAACAATATTGATTTATCAGCTACTGGAGAGATTACTTTAACAGGATCTCAAACATTGACAAACAAAACACTTACAAGCCCTGTGATAAATACAAGTGTAAGTGGGACAGCTATACTTGACGAGGACAATATGGCTTCTGATAGTGATAGTAAATTAGCAACACAACAAAGTATCAAAGCTTATGTAGATTCAGAGGTATCTGGCTTGGTTGACAGTGCACCAGGTGCATTAGATACTTTAAATGAATTAGCATCAGCTTTGGGAGATGACGCAAATTTTTCTACGACAGTATCAACAAGCTTAGGAGAAAAGCTAGTAAAAGCTTCAAATTTGTCGGATCTTACAAACACAACAACAGCAAGATCTAATCTTGGCTTAGGAAGTATAGCACAATTAAATAGTATTGCTGTAAGTAATTTAACAGCTAGTGCAATTCAAACAAGTGGAGAAACATTTTCGGACAATGATACTTCATTGATGACTTCAGCAGCGATACAAGATAAAATACAAAGCTTTGGTTTCACGACAAACACAGGCGATATAACTTCTGTTGAAATAACAGCTGGGACAGGTTTATCAGGTGGAGGAACAGGTTCAAGTGGAGCAGTCAGTTTAAATTTAGATATTGATTTATCTGAATTAACAGACATGACACAATCAGTGAATAGTGCACAAGACGAGTTAATAATTTTAGATAATGGTGCAGATCGTAGAAAACTAATATCAGAAATACCATTATCAGCTTTTAATAATGATTCAGGCTTTTTATCAAGTGTATCATTTAGCGATATATCAGGAAGTGCAATACAAACTTCCGCAGAAATAGGATCATCTTTTTCAGATAATGATACTTCTTTTTTAACAGCAGCAGCTGTAAATGATAGAATTGAATCTTTTGGCTATACTACAAATACTGGAGATATGACAGGTGTAAGTATCACAGCTAACGATCCTTTGGACATATCACAAAGCAATACAACAAGTGGTAATTATTCAGCTACAATAAGCTTAGATGCTACTGAGTTCGGATCTTATTTAACCGATATGACAGAATCAGTTATTGCTGGTACTGATGAAGTAGCAGTTTTAGACGACGGAACACTTAAAAGAAAACAATTTAATGAGATAGGTCTAAGCTCATTTAACAATGATTCAGGTTTTCTTACTAGTGCACCCGTGACAGCACTTAACAATGCTACTGCAAATGAACTTGTAACAGTAGGATCTACCACAACAGAATTAGATGCAGAATCTAATCTTACTTTTAATGGAACAAGTTTTGAAGTAGAAAATAGTTCAAATGGTAGAGGTGTACAATTAAACACAAATTCAGAAATAAAATCATTAGATGGTGCATCATGGTTACATCTTCAAAGATATGTAGATGGTAATGTAGCTATTGGTAATAATTCAAATGCAAATTTATATGTTGCTAATAAAATAGGTATAGGCACTTCATCACCAAGTGCTAAACTTCATATAGCAGAAGGATTTGCTTATATTTATCAAACAGATGGTGTAGGAAAATTAGAATTAAGAGATAGTAGAGCATCTTATGATGCAGAAATATCACAAAGAAGTGATGGTAGAATATCTTTAGCAACAAGAGCAGGAACTTATGGAAGTAATGGCTCAATAGAAATTTTAGATTCAGGATCTGTCGGTATAGGCACTACATCACCTGGAGAAAAATTAGATTTAAGAGGTGGTAATTTTAGAGTAGGTGGATTTAATACTGGAAGTGATTATGGTGCAATATTTACACCTGCTGATTCAGCATCTTATTGGCACATATACAATGATACTAATGGAGAATTAGCATTTGGTAGAAGTGCAACAATAGGTAGTTCAGAAAAGATGAGAATAGACTCATCAGGAAATGTCGGTATAGGACAAACATCACCAAGTGCAAGATTAGATGTAGTAGCAAGTGGAAATACAGGAATAGAAGTAACTGGTGGAGATGGATATTTAGCAGGTTATTTTGCAACAAGTTTTGATTATGTTTCAAAATTTGTAAGCACCGATGCAAGTGCTGCTATTGTAATAGAAGATAGTAATTCAACTTCAAATGCTAATAGAGTTCAAGTGGTAGGCGATGTAATGGAACTTGTTGCATCTAATTCAAAAAGAATTGAATTATCATCAGGGTCTGTTGTAATCAATCAAGATAGTGATAATGTTAATTTTAGAGTTGAATCTAATGGTAATCAAAATATGTTATTCGTAGATGGTGGTAATGATAGAGTAGGAATAGGAACTACCTCACCTGCAGGTACACTTCATGTAGAAGATTCAGATGGTAGTAATTTAGCAAGATTTAAAGATTCAGATAGTTCTTATGCAGGTATTATTATAGCAGGAGATACAAATGGTGGGCATATAGGTAATAGTGGTGGATATGCAGGAGAGGGTATTTACTTTCAAGATAGTGCAGAAGTAATGAGATTTTATGCAGCAGGTAGTGAACAAATGCGACTTACTGGAACAGGACGATTAGGCATAGGAACTTCATCACCTGATAGAAAATTACATGTACAAGGTAGTGCTATTGTTTCTTCAGTATTTAAAGGAACAAGTGCAACAGGACATTTAATAGATTTAGTTTCCGATAATGCAACTGATGGATATAATGGTATTAGATTTTATGAAACTACAAATCATAGAATGTCTTTATCACATATCCAAACAGGAACAAGAGGATATATGCAAATTGGAAACTCTTGGGCAAGTGGTAGTGAAATATTAGTAGTAGATGGAGATAATCAAAGAGTCGGTATAGGAACTACATCACCAGGTGCTAAGTTAGATGTAGATGTAGCAGGAAGTAATGGTGGAATGAGAGTTATAAGTTCTTCTGATAGTAAGATTGCACATTTTAGATTAGCAGGTGGAAGTAGAGAATTATTACAAATCGGTGGAGAAAGTGATAGTGTTAGTAAAGTTCAAATAGGAACAAGTGCAACATCTGCCCCTGCAATAGAAATTGATAGTTCAGATGATGTAAAAATAACTGAATCTCTTGGTATTGGAGTTGCTGCAAGTAGCACAACAGGTAGATTAGATTGTAGTAATGATGTAGTAGCATTCTCAACTTCTGATAAACGACTAAAAGAAAACATTAAACCATTAGATAGTGCATTAGATAAAGTATTACAGATTAGTGGTGTAGAGTTTGACTGGAAAGAATTAACTGAAGAAGAAAAGAAAACTATACATGGAAACGAAGGACATGATGTTGGTGTAATAGCACAAGAAATAGAAGAAGTCCTACCTGAAGTAGTTACTACAAGAGATAGTGGATATAAAGCAGTTAAATATGAAAAGATTGTGCCTTTGTTAATAGAGGCAATAAAAGAACAACAACAACAAATAGAGGAATTGAAAAATGGCTAAAGTAATCGCAGAAAAAGTACAAGAACAAGTACAAGTTGATTCACCTAAAATGGTAGAAATCAAGCATACAAGATCAATGAAAGATGCTTCAGGTAATGATGTAGAAGTAGTAGATTATACTGATGTAAAACCAGTAGACGAAGCTATATCACAATGTGAAGCACATAAAGCTAATTTAGAAACACAACTTACTGAATGTGAAGCAGAATTAGCAGACTATATAGCAATAAGAGATGCTGAATAATGGCAGGACCAGCAGTTGGAACAAGCAATGTAGGTTTATTTGCAATAGGTAGTGCATTAGGCGAAGCTACAAATGTAAATGAAACTTCTAACATAAGCTTAGCGAGTCTTTGTGGCGGTACAGACGGATCTATCACAAACACTTTTCCAAGCAACGATGATAGTGGACCAGCAGACACTTTTAACAGAGTCGGTGGAACTAACAATCCATTACAAAGTACTTCATTAGATAATCCAGATGCCACTATTTTAAATAATATTGGATCAGCCCCGTATCACATGAGCCATACTTTCGGTGGGCAACATGCTGACTTAGGTGGGGGCGGAGGTCCAGGCAGGTAAAATTTCAATGTAAACAACATAAGGGGTTTGAAATGAGTGAAAAAACAGTGAACATAAATGACAAAGACTATAACTTTGATGAACTATCAAAAGAACAACAAATATTAGTTGAGCATGTAGAAACTTGTCGCAGGAATAAAAATCAGTTGTTATTCCAAATAGATCGTGAAAATGTAGCAGAGGGTGCATTTGCAAAAATGCTTACTGAATCATTTGAAGAAAAAAAGGAAGAAAAAGATGCCTAAATTAAATGTAGTTGCAGGTATTATTGACAAAGTTGCTGACAGAATTGACGACTTTACATTAGATAAAGCAGAAAAAGCAACACTAATACAAGAGATAAATAAAGCTCAACTTGAAGTCAATAAAGTTGAAGCAGGACAGTCAGGGCTTTTGAGTAGGTGGAGAGCTTTTTTGGGCTGGACGATAAGTGTAGCATTCGGCTATCACTATATCATACAGCCATTTTTGCTTTTCATATTATCGGCTTTTGGTTTAGTAGTGATTTTACCAGAGTTCGATATGAGCACAATGACAACAATTCTTTTGGGTATGTTAGGTCTTGGGGGCATGAAGTCGTTCGACCGCATGAACAGAAAGTGATGTTTGAAAAAATTGTAAAAGAAGTCATTGAACATGAAGGTGGATATGTAAACGATCCTGATGACAGAGGTGGAGAAACTAAATATGGAATTAGTAAAAAATGGTATCCTGAAGTTGATATTAAGCATCTCACAATGGACGATGCTATTAATATCTATTACAATGACTATTGGATACCTAGTAAAGCAGAAAGTTTACCAAAAGAAATAAGAAGCACTTATTTTGATATGTGTGTAAACATGGGGCAAGGGCAAGCAGTAAAAATCTTGCAAGAAGCCATAAACAGCAAAAAAACAGCCAAAATAGAAGAAGACGGGGTAATTGGTAGCATAACTATTAAAAATGCCGTCAGAGTATCAAAAAAGCGATTACAAGCATATAGGGTGTTGTTTTATGCTAGATTAGTTGGCATAAGACCAAGCCAAGAGAAATTCTATTACGGCTGGTACAAAAGGGCTATTGGAGTATGAAAAAAATAAAAAGCAGGGGGGTAATATTCGGTGATATGCACTTCCCATTGCATGACGAGGGGGCTTTCAGTTGTGCATTAAAGGTTATTGAAACAGTGAAGCCAAATGTCTTTATAAACTTGGGAGATTTTGCTGAGGGCGAAATGGTATCTCATTGGAGGTGGAGTAGAAGAAAGCGACCGCCATTGGAGTATCAACTTCCATTAATTGATAAAGAAGCTGATGAAGTGAATATGCATATGGATCGTATTGACTATGTATTAGATCAAGTAGGCTGTAAAAAAAGATACTTGGCAATGGGTAATCATGACAATTGGTATAATGCTTTTGTAGAGGAAAACCCGTATTTAGAACAATACAAACCTGAAAACCTATTTAAGATTAAAGAAAGAGGCTATAAATGGTATCCATACGGAGAAATATTTAAAGTTGAAGGAACTAAGCTGTATGCTTATCATGGTGGGCATTACAATAGCATAAATCACAGCAGAACGACAGTGCAAAATCTTGGCTGTAATATTATTTACGGACATACGCACGATTGTCAAAGAAGTGTTGTTCAACATATTTCAGGTGTTCATGTAGCACAAAGTATGGGGTGTCTGTGTAAGATCAAGAAAGATTTTTTAAAAGGCAGAAAAGTTAATTGGACTCACAATGTTGGAGTAGTTGATTTTTTTGATGACGGGTGGTTTAATTTAATCACTCTTGATATACATGACGGAATGACGACATGGAACAATGAAATAATAAAGGGGGAACAATGGGCTTAGCAGAATCAATAATTAGATTAAAAGAGGTAAGCAAAAAGCTTAGAGATTTTAATTTGACTAATGATGAAATAGTAAAGTATTCTACCGAACTACATAAAATAATAGATGAATTAGAAGTTCCCGAGATGATTAATATAAAAGATTTAATTGGAGAATCAAATGAGTACATATCTTGAAAATTATTGCACAATAGAAGATATACAATTGGTAGCCCCATTTGTATTTGACTATGACAGGAAAAGAGTAATATCAAACTGGGTAAGCCACAGCGGAAGTGGTGCAACTACTATTTACAAAGCAGGTAGTGTTGGCAAACTTTCTATGCTTTATTCAAATGACATTGAATTAACAAGTGTCAGCGACATAGCTAGTGTTGATGCAGACGGCAAATTCTTTTTTGATGAAGATGCTGATGTTGTTTATTACAGGCCAACAAGCACAAATGATCCCAACTTTGACGAAAGTGTGGCAGCTGGACGGGATAATAAAACTCTCTTTACCGAGTTTATATCAAGAAGTTCCGACTTTGTTAGATCTTATATTAATAAACCAATATATAAGAACAAAGGTGTAGGAACGGGGGATAGTTTGGGTAGAGATTTTCCTGAGGTTATAGTAAGATCAACTGCACTTTTGTCAGCTTCACTTGCGATTATGGCATATGATAGAGAAAAAGGCGAAGAATTGCAGAATTTGGCATATAACCCAAATGACAATAACGGGCTACTAGATTTAATTAGACGAGGTGTTATTTCGTTAGATCAAGATGAGGACGGCAGAGATAAGATAGTTAAAGAAGTTGCTATTAACACTTCTTCAACAGGAACTATTGTAGATACTTTTGGACACCCGACAGTATCATATGATAGAATCAAAGTAATCATAGCAAGTGGTGGCACATTTTCAGCTGGCAGTACTTCTACTATCACATATAATACTTTTGTCGGCAATGATAATGGTTTAAAGATAGATCAAGTAGCAATCTCAGAAGTTATAGACGGATCGTTTCAATCTATTGGACATGGGATATATGTAAGATTTTCTACAGGTGTTTATACAACAGGCGATGAATGGGAAGTTGAAGTGTCGGGCTTAGACCACACAAGCGGTGGTGGAATTAACACTATACAATTAAAGAGGAATTAATATGCCGTATCATAAAAAGAAGAAGAAAAAAAAGAAAATGAAAAAAGGTAGAAGAAAGTAATGGCAAAAAATCTTAAAGGAATAAGTTTGAAAGGGCTTAGTGCAACTCAAAAAAGACAAATGAGTAGGCATAAAACTCATCACACCAAAGCACATTTAAGATCAATGGCTTCAGCGATGCGTAAAGGTAAAACTTTTAAACAATCACACACAGAAGCTATGAGAAAAGTTGGTAAATAATGCATTCAAAAAGACAAAAAGCATTATTGAAGAAATACGGGTTAAAGGGTGTCAATAAACCAAAAATGACACCCAAACACCCAAAGAAAAAAGCTATGGTGTTGGCAAAAGTAGGACCGCATAAGCTAAAATTAATCAGATTTGGTGCACAGGGTATGGGGCATAATTATAGTGCAGCAGCTAGAAAAAGCTTTAAAGCAAGACACGCAAGAAATATTAAAAAAGGTCCAACTTCAGCAGCTTATTGGGCTGACAGGTTTTTATGGAGTGGTCCAAAAGGTAAAAAGAAAAACCCGCCAAAATCACAAAAGAGAGTTTTTAGTTGAGAAAGTCTAATGTCCAATTTGTTAGAAGAAATGGTAAAAAGAAAACTAGACAGGGACAAAGCAAAAGAACAAAGTATGGGACTAAGATTAGCAAAAAGTATTATAAGAAAAAATATAGGGGACAGGGATAATGGCAATAACATTTGAAAACATTTATAAAGATCGTGTTTTAGATAATATACAAAAATTATTGAAACAAAATCTTTCTTCGATACCAATCTTGTATAGTGAACATAGAGGACAAGAAAGTTTTTTAATTATTCCTGAATCTGATACATTTTTAGATCATTCAAGTAATGTTCATCTCAGGCAATATTCTACGACTATCGAATATAGACTTAGACGAGGTGGGGAATATACAAAAGATAATCATTTGAATAGACTGACAATGATAGCTGAATCAGTCAAAAGAATTTTATTCGATAATAAAAACTTTGAAAGCGATAGCACTTCACAATGGTATAATGGCATAGTGGATAGTGTAGAGTACACAAGAGATGAAGATGATGAAAACATTTCAAATGTTGCTATAACTTTTCAATGCAATGTAAATGAGGTAATATCATGAAATATAAATTAGTAAAAACAAGAGGATTAAGACTTCAATATGGTTATACACAAACACCAAACAGGGTTTGTAGAAAACTTATTCGTGGCGAAGCAGTAAACCTTAAAAAAGAAGAATTGGCTGAGTTAGAGTCGCTTGGTGTTCTATTAGAGCCAACAAGTAAACCAAAACCAAGCAAAAAAGAGGGAGAAATAGAAAATGGCAGTTAGTGGAAAAGTCTATTCTAAAAGCGGTTTTAGTATAGGTATAGTAGCAAAAAGCGGTTCAGCATTCACAACAGTAGCTTCTGCAAGCGGGGCATATAAATTGCTTCCAGTAATCAATGTATCATCACCCGTTCTCAATCTTGTAGAAAGTGGTGAGATTCGAAGCAACAATGCAGGAATGATTGAAACAGATAAAGATCAATTCAGAACAAGAAAAGGTGGATTTGTCACTTTGGATTTTGAAGTACCAGCAGAAAGAAATTTCATAACTAGATTACTAGCTAATGTATTACAAGATCATTCTGAGAATACAAGCGGAACAAATGTAATTCACACAATTGAAGCTTCTTCGAGTGCGTCTTTATCAAGACCAGACTTTACAACAGCTTCTAGTGCAGGTGTTCCAAGCTTGTTTGATATTGGGCTTTATTATCCAACATCAAATGAAGATAAAGCAATTACAAGTGCAGTTTTGCAGAACTTGACAATGAGCTTTGACATGGCAGACGGAAGATGTTTATTAAGTGGAACATTTTATTCAGGCTTTACAAGTGCAAATAAATTTGTCCAAGAAGAAAACTTGTCAAATGCAGTAGATGTTATTGCTTCATCATCAGCACCCGTCATTCCAATAGAATCAAATTTTGATCTTAAAAAGTTAGATGTGGACGGACAAACATTGACAGATGTGATTGTGCAAGCAGTATCTTTTACATTTGAAAACAATATTGCAAGAGTTGGTAGAGATGCCAACGGAGATGCTGAAAGTTATGCATTTGGTATTCCTTCAGTAAATATTACTGGAGAATTGACAGTGATGTATGACGGAAATGTAAATTTCGCAGACGGGAAAAATGTATTACAAGATTTCCTTGACGGGAAAACAGCAACTCTGAAATTACAGCAGGGGGACGGCACAGTCGATGCAGGCGAAGCTGGAGAGATGAACATTGAATGCGAGATCTTTTCAACAGCGGTTAATATTGACGCAAACGCAGATACAGGTGCAGTAATAACAATACCATTTAAGGTAGTTCAACCAACTGACGACAATGGAGATGCTAGTGGTACAGCATTCAAATTTGAATACAACGACAAATTTGCTTCGTCAACTTGGTAAAAGGGGGAATAAGTGAAAGTAGAGATGTTTGAGAGAGAATGGGAAGCAAAGCCCATTACATATAAACAAAAAAGAGAGTTGTGGCAGTTAAGTCTTATTGCTTTTAAAGAAGAGGGACAAGACGAAAAAGACTATTTTAAACTGATGAACAAAGTAGAAGAATTTTCAGGGCTAACTGAAAAAGACTTTACCGATTTATCTATGGGGCAAATAGACTTAGTATTGCAACAAGTCTTTACTCAATATATGGGGCTTGAAAAAAAAGACTCATAGGTCTTTGTAGCTATGTGTGGTTTTCCGCATTAGGTTTTCCACACATGGCATTAGAGTTTCCATACAAACGACAAAGCCCGATCTCTAAAAAAATGACAGTGTATAGAGATCTTGAACAGGTATGGCAAGAAATTTATCAATTAGTAGATAATTGGAAAGATAGTGATTATTCACTAGGTAGAAATTTGTATTTCTACTTACCATTATTTATGAATCCAAAATGGATTATTAGCGGAGATGAATCAACATTAATTACAGAATATAATTATGTAAAAGAATTTAATATACCGCTTGGCAGGGATCTTGACAGTGCAGACGCAGAAAAGCTAGAAGTGTTTGACAGAATTAGATCCGAAATAAACAATATAAAAATTTACATGAGCGAGAAAAATGGCAGATAAACATATAAGATTATTAGTTAGTGCAGAAGTAAAAGATGCTATAAACAAATTAAATAAAACCGAAAAAAGCACAAATAAGCTTGTAGGCAGTTTTAAAGGTTTAGCAATGAGAGCTGGGCTACTTGCAGGGGCAGCAGCTTTAGGTGCAGTAGTTAAAAGCTCAGTATCAACTTCAGCACAATTTGAAGCATTAGAAACAAGACTTGTTGCTTTGAAAGGTAGTGTTGAGGGCGGTAAAGAAGCTTTCCAAGCATTTAACCAAATAGCAAAAACAACACCATTTCAACTTGCAAATGTTGTTGAAGCAGGGGCTCAATTAGAAGCTTTTGGAGCAGATTCAGAAAAGTCTTTGAAAGCAGTAGCAGATTTAGCAGCCTTTATGGGTACAGACATTGTTGACGCAGCTAACGCATTTGGACGAGCTTTTGCTGGTGGTGCAGGAGCAGCCGATGTTTTGAGAGATCGAGGTGTATTAACACAAGTTAAATTAAAATCAGGGTTTGATGATTTATCAAAGCTGACTTTACCACAATTTAGACAAGCATTAGAGGATACTCTTACCGATCCTCAGGGTAATATTGCAGGTGCAACAGACTTATTGGCTCAGACATTTCAAGGTTTAGTTAGCAATTTTCAAGACAGTCTTTCACAATTACAAGACAGCATAGGGGATTTATTAGCCCCAGCTATTAAAAGAGTTATCAGTGTTTTAAAAACAGGTGTTGATGCTTTAACTGAACAATTCAAAAGGCTCGGAGAAACAGACCTTGAAACAACAATAAGAATTGTTAAAGATTTAGGCGGAGAAGTAGATGAATTAGTCTTGATTGCAAATAAAGCAAGATTAATAGAATTGAACCTTGAAATTGGTACAACTACAACTGAAGAAATATTACAAAAAGTTCAGGGCTTTGAACAGGGTATTTTAAATGCAGTACAGAGTCGAGCTAAACAACAAGAATTATTAAACACTTTATCAGAAAAAGAACTTGCTCAGATAGTTCCAATGAATAAAGAGGGTAAAACATTATTTGTGACCCGTCAACAACTTTTAGAAAGTTTGCTTAAAGGTAGCGACGAAGTTATTGCTAGAAACCAACAACAAATAATAGACCAAAAAGAAATTTCTTTACTTTTAAAAGAAAGAAATGATTTAGAAAAACAAAACAAAGAAATACAATCAGGCGACGGCGGGGACGAAGATCCTGTTGCAGTCGTAATGTCGCAAGAAGAAATTAAAACTGAGATATTAAAACAAGCAGCTGAAAAAAGAAAAGAGATAACTGAATCAGAAAAGCTTTCACAATTAAGCATCGAGGACTTTGAAGCAATTGTAGCTAATTTAAAGATTACAGAAGAACAAAAAACAGCTATAATTAAAGCTGAAACTGATAAAAGAAAAAAACTTGAACAAGAAGCACATCAAAAAAGAATAGAGCAAAATTTAGAAAGTGCAATCTTGCAGGGACAATCAGCAAAAGACGCAGCCATATCAGTAGTTAAAGCAGAAGTAGCAGAAGCTCAGGCAAGTTTAATTTCAAGTATTATGCAAGCTTTACCATTTCCAATTAATCTTGCAGTCGCAGCTGGTGCAGGAAGTATGATAGGTAAAGTCACGGATCGTCTTTTATCATTTCAAACAGGCGGATCTTTCATTACAAAAGGCAGAACAACATTACCTATTGGAAGCGGTGTAGTTGTGGGAGATAATGCCAGTGGCATGGAAAGAGTAGATATCACACCTTTACCAAGCCCAAATGATAGTCCAAGAAATATAACCATTAACATATCAGCCCCGTTAGTAGATGAAACAGTGGTTGATCATATTATTCCAGCAATACAAAGAGCGGAGAAACTAGGATTATGAACATAACAAAACAGACAGCAAGAGTACATTTAGGCAAAAGAATTCATGGTACTAAAAAAACAAGTACGAAAGATAGATTAAAAAAACGAAAAATAAAAATTAGGAGATATTAGAAAATGCAAGTTGGGAAAGATACAAAATTCACATTAAGTATCGAAACAGCAGTTAGTATTGCTGTATCAATATTTATGGTTGTTGGGCTTTGGTTTAATCTACAAGCAGACATTCAAGAAGCAAAAGAACTTCCTGAGCCCCCTGTAAGTAGAACAGAATATGATTTAAAAGATCAAATGATCAGAAATAGTATTATGAATACTGAAGAAAAAGTAGAAAAGTTAGAAGAAAAAGTAGATGACATTAAAGAAGATACAAGAAGCATTAATGATACTCTACTGAAAATGAACAATAATTAATATGAGGTACGGACATGAATTGGTTTTATGGTTTGGGATACTTGCTTGGTATCTGTTTGTGGTTATCGCCATTGCACTCTCAGGCAATTAATCTGAATAATTTTCAAGCAATACAATTAATGGGTCTTGAAGATTGTGCAGTAGTGCAGGTAAACGCAAGTTGGAATTTTGCCAACAGATTAGAAATTGAGAAGCTGAAAGATTGTTATGTTGCAGAAATAGATCTTGCAAACAAAAACATTGGAGCTGTTATTCAAAAAGAGTGGAACATTAAGACTGTGCCAACAATTATTATTTTTGAAAAAGGCAAAGAAGTAATGCGATTTGAAGCTGGTATATCTATGAAGTTTGATGAAAATGAGATCTTGAGAAAGATACGATTGGAAATAAAATAATGGCAAAAAGATTTAGGAAAGTAAGAAAGACAAAAGGCGGGACGCCAAAAAGATATTTGGCAGGTGTTAAAAATAAAAAGAAAGCTGAAAGAGAAATCAAAAGAACAGCTAAGCTTTATAAAGCTGGAAAGCTAACACCCGCAATGATGAACGAAATTAGCAGAAAGAGAGCAGCTCGTGGTAAAAAGAAGAAGAAAAAGAGGTAGTATTACCAAAAATTTAAAGAAGTATGCCAATAGAGGTTATTCTATGGCTACTTTAAGAAAAGTTTATAAAAGAGGATTAGGTGCATATTATTCGGCTGGAAGTCGATCTGTTTCAGCACATGCTTGGGCTATGGGACGAGTAAGATCTTTCGTGACAGGTAAAGGCGGAGCAAGAAAAGCAGATGCTGATTTAATTAGAGGTAAAAGAAAGAGAAGAAGATGAGCTTTACAAATACAAACTATGAAGCAAAACTATCTTCAAGTATGACAGAGAATTGGTTAGTTCAAATATTCAAAAATACAAATACAAATATTTTAACAACAAATACACCTGACTTTACATTTAGTTTTAGCGAAACAGCATATAATTCTATTAATTATTATCCAGCTATATTGAATAAGCCAAGCATATCTTACAGCTTGGACTTAAAATCTTTTTCAACAAAGACAGGATCTATTACATTAAATCTAGCTAATATTAATCTAGACGGGACAACTTTGCTTGAATTGCTTGGTAGTGATACAATTAATGGACATGTGAACATATTGTCGCAAATAGATCACGATAACACAGCAAACAATGCATTACAAATATTTAGTGGTAAAGTAAGCAGTTTTGCTTACAGAAATAACACTATTATTTTGACTTTAATAAGCACAAGACCATTTCAAAATGTTTCTGTGCCAAGTTCAAGAACAAGCAATGCTACAAACCCACAATATAATAACAGAAATATACCATTAGTATATGGGGAATATACACCAAACACTAGCTTCACTAATGGGCAAGATGTTTACCCGTGTCCATTTCTTAAAAATGACGGAGCAAATTTTTTATATATTGTTCCTCAGGGGACAACAGGAACTGAAAAGCTTGAGTTTTATGATAAAAGTATGAAAAGATTTATTGAGCTGACTGGTATGACAAGCACAAA